TCATCAATCATTTCTTGAAATGCATCGAAGATTCGTTCTCTAGATTCCTTTGTTGGTCTTTGTTCTTGTTTTAGTTCAGTAAAAACCATGTAGTCCTTGGTTAGATCTTTTGAAAGATCCGCATTATACCAAGTACAGAGGTCCTCATCTGAACAACAGGAAATCAATTTGGATAAGAAATTGTTCAATAACTGTATAGAACATTCCTTAAAGTCTTTTTCCTTCACAAAGAAGGTTTCAAACTTAATGGATGTCAAAGAGGGTAGATCTTTAATTCTAATCATTGGATCATTTACGATCTTTTGAAAAGTTTTAAATGAATCTCCCTTCAAAGCAGTTTTCCTAAAGTCTCGGAGTTCACGGTTTGTGAGCTCAGGTGAAATCTCGTAAGATTCCACAATGACTCTAGGTAGTGACAGTGATCTAACCTTATTAAGGATTTTAGATGAATTACTCTCTTTTTTGAGATCTTCATCACCATCCTTAACTAAATAAGGTGATCGGACTGGCCTAAAACCAGTCATTCTTCCAAATTCTTGATTTTCCTTTGGAAAAACCTTCTTATGGAGTTCAGCTAACCAAACTTCTTTAGCTAGCTTTTGATTCACAACTGTTCCATGAACAAACCGTGAACCAAGACCTCCATGAGACCTCGGAACATTTAGAGACGCAGGTGTATTTGATAATACATTTACGTTATTACGGATGAAGCAATTTCTAAAAATGTCTTCAATTCCATAAAATTTCTGAAAATCCGAATAGGTATCTCCAATACAAGAACCGTCTCTCTTCAAAAGGGAAACTTTACCTGTATGTTTAATTTGCATAGATCCTTCTTGCTTTACAAAAAGCTGAGAGTTCACCGTGCAAAAATCATCAGAAACAAAGTTCTTTCCTAAAGAAAGAGACAGACCGATTCTTGGAGCATTGACCTTCCAATTTGCGATCGCTGTTGAATTAGTATGGGCGACGATATCGTCTCCATTCACTAAGTACTCACTTGGTTTAATACCAGAGTATTCAACAATGAAAGCATTGGCCAAGCACAAAAGAGGGAAAGAAAGGAGTGAACCCATCAATTGACCTGAGTTCTGAGTTCCAGAAGGAACATTTGAACGTGGGTACTCAATATGATGTGGTCCAATCTCCCATCTCGCCCAATCCTTTGTTGGTTGGTGGTCAATATGATCCAAGATCCCTTCCATGAGGGCTTCCGTAACCCACATGGGAAGGTTATCTGTTGCGGCGGTATAGTCGCCAGATAACCAGGTGTTCTCAGATCCATCACTGAAAATCCTATTGATTTCTGCCTCCATTCGGTGGAAGATCTCAGGATCCTCTCTCTCTTCAATATCATCTAATTCTAAATCTTTCACACCATGTGTAAGACTAAATTGGGGAAATTGGCCGAGAGCGGCCCACATTACTTTTTGAAGGGGTTGCAA